TCCCTTGCATTTTTACCAGCTTGTCTCCATGCTGGTGCATTGACTTCTCACTAGCCAACCAAGCACTATATCCATTGGATAGAGTATTCAGTCGCTTGGTGATTCGAGAATTATAAACCTGCTCCTTCTTCTGAGTTCGGCCATCGATCTCTAAATCAGTCTTGGAACCGACTTCCAGAAATCGTTTGACGAATTTAACGTCGGTTTCAGAAACTAAGCGAGGTATTAGGATTTGCTCCTTAATCGCCTCACCTATTTTCTGACCACCGCGCAATGCGGTAGGAACGACGCCCAGTAAGAATAAAGCTGAAAACCATTCGACTGTAGCAGTCGCTAGATCAGCGGCTTTGTCGATTATGGTATTAGCCATATCTATTTGCTCAGGGTTAAAAGTTACGGGTTTAACTGCGCGTTTACCATTAGACTTGTTAGTCATAAGTAATGCCCTCCTTAGGGCTATACGAACAAGCCCGTCCGGAATCGAACGGTGTAAACTTGTTCGATGGTTCAATTAAAGCATAGAATCTATTTAATGTGGGGTTTTGTGTCGTTTTATTTAGTTTAGTGTAGTCTTATGCTGTCCTATCTATAAATAGAAGCGAGAATGGGGTATCGATTTATATAGAAAGCCTGATCTAGCCCTACCCTACCCCCACCCCCCCAATCCTATAAAGTATTACTAGCTACGCTAGTAATACTATTCCACTCAAATGATTTGCATTTTTAACGGGTACCCCCTTTTTCTGTGGGTTTTTGTGTTGTTTTGTGTTGTTTTATGGAAACACCCCCCATAGGAGTCCCAACCTCCTTGCTATAAAAAATTTTTTATATATACTGCTGGCAATTCAGCTACTTATAGCTTGCGATGGGGTAACAAATGGCTTTAGAGCTAATACCCGAAGTGGGAATAGAAATTCCAGCCGATTCGACCTACATGGATTTGCGTGAACGCGCAGAAGCAGCTTGCAATACAGCCGCATTCCTTGAAGAACATGGGCTGGACATTGAACCTACTGATATAGATAAGGATACAGCTAGTATTTTAGTTGAGTCCTACGCCGCCAACCCTGAAAAAACTTCCAAAAAAGTATCTACGGCACGCGCAAGCACGTTAACCCCTGCATCTTTAGTGCAAACTGGGGCTATTCTGAAAGAATTTGGTCAGCTTGTAGCTACTAGAGCCGCTGAAATACGTAATACCGTTGTGAATAAACTGATTCTGGAGACTGAAAACCCCGATGCAAGAGTACGAATACGTGCATTGGAGAACCTTGGGAAGATGACTGAGGTAGGTTTGTTTACGGAACGTAAGGAAATAACGGTTACACATCAAAACGCTGATGAATTGCGTGCCAAGTTGCGGGAAAAACTGGAAGATTTAAAGCAGAACGCTGAAGGGGTGTATGAGGTGGCTGAAGATGGAAGTGACTAAGCGGGATGTAGCTAGTATTCGCATAGATATATGCAACACTTGTCCTAACCTACGTCCAAAAATACATCAGTGTAAGAAATGTGGCTGCATCATGCCCGCTAAAGTGTGGTTTATGGGGTCAAGTTGCCCTGAAGGTAAATGGGGGCCAGCTAAAACAGGAACTGTAACTGTAGGGCAGAGGCGGCTTGCTACATAATGAGTAACGTTAGTCCTCAAGAGTTTACTCCTTCCGAAATTCAACTTATGTTGGACAATTTAGACCACTATACGCTAGAAGAACAGGAAGAACTGGACAGACTTCTTGAAGGACTAGACAAAAAACAACGTGCTGAAGCGTGTTACAAAGATTTAATTGAATTTTGCTGTTTAATGCAGCCAGATTACAAAGTAGGTAGCCATCACCGCATACTAGCTGACCTGTTAATGGAGATTGAGAGCGGAAAAGAGGCTGAAAAGGGAAAAGACCGGATATGTGTCAACATTCCGCCCCGTCACGGCAAGTCTCAGCTAGTTTCTATCTATTTTCCTGCATGGTTTCTAGGGCGTAACCCCACTAAGAAAGTAATGATGGTGTCTCATACTACTGATTTAGCTGTAGATTTTGGACGTAAGGTGCGAAACCTTATATCTACAGATGCTTACAAGTCTATCTTCCCCACCGTTAAACTAGCCCATGATTCCAAGAGTGCAGGACGTTGGAACACTCATGTTGGGGGTGAATACTACGCTTGTGGAATAGGTTCCTCTATCGCAGGACGAGGTGCTGACTTGTTGTTGGTAGATGACCCTCATTCAGAGCAGGATGTGTTGAGTGGCAACTTCGATGTGTTTGATAAAGCGTACGAATGGTTTACTTTTGGTGCGCGAACTCGATTAATGCCCGGAGGTCGGGTAGCTATTATCCAGACTCGGTGGCATTTAGATGATCTGACAGGACGGGTGACTCGTGACATGATGATGAACGAGTTGGCTGACCAATACGAAGTTGTTGAATTTCCAGCAATTATTGATATTGAAAAAGAAGGGACGGTGGTGGAAAAACCGCTGTGGCCTGAGTTCTTTGACTTGGATGCGCTTAATCGTACCAAGGCTTCAATGCCGCTTTTTCAGTGGAATGCCCAGTACCAACAGGAACCTACCGCAGAAGAAGCTGCTCTGGTAAAGCGAGAGTGGTGGAAGCAGTGGGAAGAGGAACGTCCCCCGTCTTGTGAATACATTATTATGTCATTGGATGCAGCAGCCGAGACTCATAACCGCGCAGACTACACAGCCATTACTACGTGGGGTGTGTTCTTTAACGAAGAAGAAAATGCCCATAACATTATTCTTCTTAACTCTATTAAAACAAGAGTAGAATTTCCTGCGCTTAAAAAACTAGCTTTAGAGCAATTTAACGAGTGGGAGCCTGATTCTTTTATTGTGGAAAAGAAAAGCAGCGGTACGGCTTTATACCAAGAGTTACGGAGGATGGGGCTAATTGTACAAGAGTATACTCCCCATAGAGGTTCTGGTGATAAAACTGCTCGCTTAAATTCTGTAGCAGATATTGTACAATCAGGATTAGTTTGGGTTCCGCAATCACGATGGGCAGAAGAAGTAGTAGAAGAAATTGCTGGATTCCCATTTATGAGCAACGACGATTTGGTGGATTCTACAGTTATGGCACTTATGCGCTTTCGCCAAGGCGGTTTTATACAGCTCCCTACCGATAGAGAAGATGATCCAGCTACGTTTAGAAGTAGAAGACATGGCGGATACTACTGAGGATTAAATAATGGCAATTGAAAAAGGCATACTTACTGCACCTGAGGGGGAAGAAATAACACAATCCTTAGAGATTAATGTAGTAGAACCTGAAATGGTAACTATGAGTGATGGCTCTATGGAGATTACTTTAGTGCCAGAAGCTGGGCTTCCTGATGAAATGATAGGAGCGCCTTTTGAGGCTAACCTAGCAGAGTACATGGAAGAGTCTACGCTTGAAGCTTTATCTGGAGAATTAGTAGGGTATGTAGAGTCAGACGTAAGCAGCCGTAAAGATTGGGCTGATACATTCGTTAAAGGGCTAGAAGTGCTTGGGTTTAAATACGAGCAAAAAGATCAGCCGTGGGAAGACGCTTGCGGAGTGTTCTCCACCGTATTGGCTGAAGCAGCTATTCGTTTCCAAGCTGAAGCTATGGCCGAGACTTTTCCCGCAGGTGGCCCAGTAAAAACTAAAATCCTTGGTGAAATGACCCGTGAAAAGGAAGATGCCGCAGACCGCGTTAAAACGGATATGAACTATGAACTTACTGAAGTCATGGTGGAGTACAGACCCGAACACGAACGTATGCTGTACAGCCTAGGGTTAGCAGGGTCAGCATTTAAAAAGGTTTATTACGATCCTAGTCTAGGGCGACAAGTAGCTATATTTATTCCTGCCGAAGATGTAATCGTCCCTTACGGCGCTTCTAATATAGAAACCGCAGAACGTGTAACCCATGTTATGCGTAAGACTAAAAATGAAATTACTAAACTTCACAAAGCAGGATTTTACCGACCTGTAGATTTAGGTGATCCACAACCGTTTCATACGGATGTAGAAGAAAAGAAGGCTCAGGAAGGCGGTATATCTATAGAAGATGATGATAGGTATACGTTATAT